ATTAAAGAAATATTAAAAAAACTTTATTTTTATTCTTGACATTCATGTATAGCATGATATAATTGTGTGAGTTAAGACACAGAGCTAAATTAATAAAAACTTTACAGGAGAGAAAAAAGAATGGCTGCCAACGGTTGTGCAAATATGGATGGACTCCATAACTAAATGGAAATACATAGACGAGCCAGACGAGGTGCGCCTACCGTGTATCCATTTATCGTCCGGTGGTGAGTGTGGAGTGTGGCAGGAAAGAGGGGCTAAAGATTGTCCGTGTAAAAACAAAGAGGTGAAACAATGAACGTTGAACAGCTTATTGAAAAATTACAGCAATGCGACCCAAAGGCAATTGTCATTACAACGTCTACCGATATGTGGGGCGGCGACCTAAAGCTACAGTATGTAATCCCCGCTTTCTGGGATGAAGAGGCCAAAACGTTTGGACAGCGTGAATTAAACGCAGAGCTAATATCGGCGGGGTTTACAGGGGACTACCTGATGAAAGAAGACGAGGGCGTTCCGTGTATCGTGTTCTATCCAGAGGACGATTAAATAAAATTTTAGAAAAAAAATAAAAAACTTCTTGACAAATCAAATCTACGTGGTATAAATAGACAACACCACGAATAAAATCCCTCACAATTAGATGATATTTTGCAACCGGAAAGGTTGTTGCTCTTTATAACGAATAACCAGAGACAGGGTTACTGATCGTAAAGAGAAAATAAATTTAAAGTATCTTTATGCGAGGCTTGATATACAACAAAACCCTAAAGGTTTTTCTCTGGAACTTTAAATTATAGTGCTGTAGGGGAGTTTGGTTGTCCCTGCCTGCCTTGGACGCAGGAGGTCGTAGGTTCAAATCCTACCAGCGCTACCAAAAATTAAACAAGCGGACGGCATAATTAACCGTGCGTGATTGTCTATTGATCACGCCGCTTGAATGGAATAGACCCGTTGAACTCTTGCAATATATGCAACAGTTGGCGGGTTTTTTTTATACTTTTCAGGGAGTTAATAAAATGAAGTCAAAAATGAAGCTTTCGCAGTTTTTGCCATGTCTCGAAGGAAATCCAAAATACCACGGCCTTAGTGACGCTATCAAAAGCGCAATTAAAGAAAACATACCAGACGCAAACTATGAGGAAATCGATGTCATCAGGAAATATGTCGCCGACACAATCGAAACCAAAGACATTAACGGCAACGAGCGGACGGTTGAAAGGTGGGTGTCAACAAGGCACATTGACCGGGATAACGAAATTCTACTTCCTGAAGGATGTATTTATACTGACTTTGAAAAGGGTACTCGGATACCAGTTCTTTGGTGTCACGATTACACAAAACAATTAGGCTCTGATGATTGGATTAAAACTTACAAGTCCGGCATCAGGGTCAAGACCAGATACGTTATCCCTGACAGCTCTAAGGGCGGGGAACTTGCGGAGCTTGCGAACTATACATGGGATATGATCAAACAAGGCCACCTCAACACGTCAAGCGTCGGATTCATACCGCTCGGAGGTATAGAGAACGGCGAAAAGGGGTGGGGCGAACTCGTTGACGCACTAAAAGACAAATGGGCGGAATCTCGGAAATACTTCAAAGGCGTAAAAAGAATCGTAACCAAATGGCTGCTTCTTGAGCACTCTGACGTTCCAGTTCCGTCAAATATAAACGCGGTAAATATTGCCATCAGCAAGGGGATAAGTTTACCGTCTGAGTTGAAAACCCCGGAAGTGGAAGAAGTGGTAGAGAATATCGAGACTGGGGAAAAGGAAAAATACAAATGTGAGTGTATTAAATGCGACTACAAAACAGAACTTGAAGAGCATTGCAAAGACGTGCCGTGTCCTGAGTGTGGCGGAACCATGCGAAGAGCCGACCGCCCCGGAGCCGGGCAAAACTCACCTGACCCGGATAAAACTGTTGAGAAAGAAGTCGAAGAAAAACCAGAACCGCTTCAGCCAAGGCTTGTCGAGATACCTAAAAAACAACCGCGATTAGTACCCCGTCAAGTGGGTATTGTTACAAAAGAAGAAAAAAGTTTACAACAGATATTATCAGAAATAACAGACGAGGCAATATTAAAAGCAAGAGGTAGGCTGTAGTTAATGATCGGAGCCTTAACCGTCTGGAAAGGTGAACCGAAAAGAGACAGGCATTTATTATAGTTATTAATTTTTACAAAGGAAACAAACATGAAACAGTATAAACTTCTCTTGAACTGGGGAGAATTTAAGAAGGATGCAATTATCGACAATCTCGAAGAAGAAGTCGCCGCCACCCTGATTAAAAATTCTATCGCAGTTCCTTACGATGCGGAAAAAGAAGCCGCACAAAAAGAGGCCGCCAAAGAAATGGAAAAGGCCCTCGACTCTATTGAGAGTCTTGTAACAAAGAAATTTGCAGACGTTCTTTCGCAAGCTGACGAAAAATTTAAGGGCGTTATTGTCGGTAAAGATCGTATTGAAGATGACCCAATGGGCGGGTTTAAAACAAAAGGACAGTTCCTTCAAGACGTACACTCGGCCTGTGGTGCTGGACACGAAGAAACCGAAACGCTGAAAACGTGGCGCGGTGTATCAAAGACCACGCTGATTGAAGGTGACGACTCTCAAGGTGGTTATCTCGTGCCAACAGAAATCGGAAAAACTTGGTTGCCGCCCGCTCTTGAGAAATCAATTGCAATGAGTAGAGCGACAGTCATCCCAATGAAAACTAATCGTATTACCATTCCGACAATGGTTGACAACGACCATTCAACAAACTTTTTCGGCGGAGTAACTATTTATAGACCTGGCGAAGCCGCGCAAAAAACACAATCCAAACCACACTTTGCTTCTATGGAACTTAACGTCCATAAACTTGTCGTGCTATGTGCCGCAAGTGACGAACTAATCGAAGACAGCCCGCAAAGTATCGAGACTCTGTTGAACACGAACGTTCCTGCCGCTATCGCTTTCCAGGCTGACGCAGACTTTATTAACGGTACTGGCGTTGGTATGCCAATTGGCGTTTTGAATGCCGCCAACCCTGCCCTTGAAGCCGTTACCGCGGAACTTGGACAGGTTGCCGATACAATCGTTTGGAGAAACATCTTGAGTATGTATCAAAGTTTCTTCCCGGTAAACGAAAACGCCGTGACATGGCTTGCTAACCGCGATACTTTCAAAGAGCTTGCGACAATGGGATTGCCTATTGGCACAGGCGGGGTTCCTGTTTGGATGCCTGCCGACGGATCAGTCGGACGACCTCATAATACGCTTATGGGTTATCCGGTTATCTTTACTGAGAAGTGCGCGACACTTGGCGATCAGGGCGACATTGCGCTTGTTGACTGGTCACAGTATTATATTGGCGACAAAGGCGGAGTCAAGACCGCTTCCTCTATGCACCTGTGGTTTGATTACGATCTTCAGGCGTTTAGATTTGTTCTTCGAAACGACGGGCGCCCGGCGTGGAACTCTGCACTAACTCCGTATCTTGGTGCGAATGATCTTTCACCGTTTGTCGTTTTGGCGGCAAGATAACAAGGGAGGTAATGATGAATAAATTAAGTGAAAATCTTTTAGTTAAGGTTTATGAAACAACTGACATTGGCGGGACTAATATCTGGGGTTCTGATGATACTCTTGGATGGGTATCTCTTGCGGAAGCTGATATTTTTATGGCTATCGCAGAAATCGGAACTTGGGACGCTACTGACACACTCGACACTTGCGTTTTGCAACAGGCTACCGACTCTAGCGGAACTGGCGTAAAAGTAGTTACCGGAAAATCAATCACGCCATCGGCAACTGTAGCGGACGGTCAAACGTTTATATTCGATTGCAAGGCGGCTGACTTGGACACCGCCAACAGTTTTACGCACGTCCGCCTGTATATCGCTGAAAGTGACGACACCGGGACAGACAACGTTACGTGTTCTTACGTTCGCGGTAATGTTTTTTACAAAAAAGAAGACCTGAACTCTGCCACGCAGAGCGATTAACCTTTTTATAACTGGGCGGTGTAAAATCCGCCCTACCTTTTAAGGAGGTGAAAATATGGCAGGTACATTAAGTGGAAATTATACTCGACGTGTTAGCGCTATAGGAAATTACATAAACGACCTAACGATAAACGACGCCACCCAACCAATATCTGTATCTCAATCAGAGACATACACACAAGGGGCGGGATCAAATAAAGCAAATTCTGTTTACACTGTGTACGCCGAACTTGCGGCTGGTGCGACAGACTCAATCGATTTAGCTGGCGGAGTTACAGACGCTTTTGGAAACGTATTAACGTTCACGGAAATCAAGGGATTTTCAATTCAGAATCACGGAGCCGCCACCGGGCTTGACCTCGAAATCGGCGGAAATGCAACCCCGTTTGAACATTGGATTAGCGCGGCTGGACTGGTTTACGTCGGTGCCGGCGGTGCGGTTAGTATATCGAGTCCTATTGACGGATATGCAGTAGGCGGCGGTGCGACTGATGTTCTGGATATTAAAAACACGGGCGGAACTGATTTTTATTATACGCTCGAAATTATTGGAGAGGCATAACGGCGGGATAACCGCCATTAATGGAGGTACTACATGGAGACAGTAGCGATTCTAAAATCTTATTGGAAAAGTGGGAAACTACATTTTGTAGGTCGCGGAAGTACAGACGCGGCAACCCTTACAACTCACGGTGTGAGTTATAGCCATGTGGACTCGACAGCGGTTCTACACGGCGCGGGCGTTTCAGGAACTAACGTTGTTATCAATTCAGCAAACAAACGGTTTATGAATTATTATCTTGAGAACTCAGCAACATCCGGCGATAACCGAGGAATGTATCTTCGCCATTATTTGTCCGGTGCAGGTAGTTCTGGTGAAGCGCTGCGGTTATTTCAGACAATATCTGACGTTGCCTGTGCAGGCGCACACGGAGCGCATATTTCGCTTAACTTCGGCACGACTGGTTCTGTCGTAGGGCTTGGTATGGCTAGTCGCTGTACTCTACACCTGCCCGCCGGGACTATGCCGACCGGGACGGTAGCACCTGTTATGTCGGAAGTTTGGTTTGAAGCGGATACGAGTTCGCCGCCACCTTCTAACCACTCGTTGTTTTATGGTACTGTTAGCGGAAATGCAACCCTGCAAGCTGACTTCAAAAACCTATTTCAGCTTGATGTTAAGGTCACGGGCGCGGCAAGTGGAACAGACGACATGGTCACAATCGCTTGTGCTGATAGTCCTTCAGACGTAGAAATAAGAACAAGAATAAATGGAATAGATTACTGGATATTAGCAACGGCAACAGC